AGGAAATGCTTTATGATAAAGATCTTATGAGATTTGAAATGCCTATTAAAGAGGATTTCTATAATCCAAATAATGTAGGCAATTATACAGAGCTCTCTAAGATTAAACATAGTGCTGAGCACAATTATCCTGAGCTTGTTGGTACTCTTTACAAATGTAAGTATACTACAATGAATGAAGCTGTAGCAGCTGGAGTAGAACCTGATGATATCACAACTATGGTATTTGAAAGAGACTTCTTGAGTAAATACTATAATGTAGTTTTCCCATATACAATGGATGGTAAAGCTGGTTTAATAGCTGAGCTTAAATATGATGGTGTATCTATAGAAGCTACAGTTGATGGTGATACTATCATTGCAGCTTATAGTCGTGGTGATACAGCTAATGGTATAGCTTCTGATTATACTCCAATCTTTGGTGGTAAAGTATTCCATCGTGCTAAAGGCATCATTCCAAAAGGAACTGTCTTTGGTATTAAATTTGAAGCAATAGTTACAGATAGAAATCTTGAAATTCTCAAATATAAATTTGGGAAAGAATATAAGAATTCTCGTGTAGCTATTATTGGTTTACTTGGTAGCTCTGATGTAAACAAATACAGAGATTTGATTACATTAGTACCAATCAGAACCAGTGGATTACAATTCGATGATATGGTTCAAGAAGTAGAATTCTTGAATAAGTATTATTCTTCTGGTGTAGAGATGAAGTATACTTATATGAGAGGGAATTATAACGAACTCTTATTCCAAACTTATCGATTCGTTCAAGATGCTTCTGCTCTAAGAGGTATCATGGGATTCATGTATGATGGTGTAGTAATCTCATTCGCTGATTATAATATCCATAAGATTCTTGGTAGAAATAACTTTACCGATAATTGGGCTATGGCTATTAAATTCAATGCTATGAGTGCTGATACCATCTTCAATGGGTATACATACACAGTAGGTCAAAATGGTCTAATTACACCAATGGCTCACTTCAAACCTGTCCAATTCCTTGGTTCTACGCATGATAAAACGACTGCTCATAGCTATAAGAGATTCAAAGAATTGGCTTTAAAGGTTGGAGATCCTGTTAGGATTACATATGTGAATGATGTTATCTGTTATATAGATAAACCATTCAAAGATGTAGATAATCCTAATCCAGTTATTCCATTCCCTACACACTGTCCAGCTTGTGGTGAACCTATTACTTTATCTATGTCTGGTGATAGTGCTTATTGTCTAAATCCTCTTTGTCCAGAACGTAATGCTACTCGTATTACAAACATGGTTAAGAAGTTAGGATTCAAAGACTTCTCTAGAGCATACATCTCCAAGCTAGATATAAAATCATTTAGAGATTTGATTGAATTAGATAAGATGTATTCAGCAGAACTTATCGGTGATGCTTTAACTAATAAACTATTCGACCAAATCAATAAGATTAAATCTGAACCATTACCAGATTATAAAGTGGTAGGTGCTCTTGGCTTCAGTTCTATTAGTGCTGAACGTTGGAGAATTATTCTAAATAATGTATCTTTAAATGCTATCATCCATAATGATGACGATAGTGTTAGACGTTTGATTAGTATGGTTAAAGGTATTGGTAAAGTAATTGCTGATACTATTGCTAAAGAACGTCATGCTTTCATGGATGATTTGTTATTGATAGAATCTATGCCTAATTTACAAATAACCTTCAGAGGTGAAGGAGCTTCTGTACAAGATAGAAAGACAGTTCGGTTTACTGGATTTAGATCTGCTGTACTAGAAGAAGAATTTAATAAATTAGGATTCGATGCAGATGGTAACAAATCTGTAACTAAGAAGACTGATATCTTAGTTATTCCTTATCCGGGATTTGTATCTTCTAAGTTAAGTAAGATAAGTCCTAATTGTTTAGTACTTTCTGAGAAAGATGCTTATGACTACATAATGTATCTCCAAAGTCAAAATAATTTATAAAAGTATATTATAGATGTGGTAAGGGTGGTGTATTTTCCATCACCCATACACAATTTTAATATTTTTATATTTCAAGGAGGACAAACCTATGAAAGACTATCAAGCTAGTTATAGCGAAAAGTTTAAAGAAGCATTAAGAAAGTTTAATGACTCTGCAACAGCATTGTATTTCGTAGTACAAACATCTACAAGTCATGACTATGAAGATCCATTCACAACAGTAACTGTGTACAACAAGAAGAAAAATACAGATTGGGAAGCTACACTCTTATCCGAGTTCTGCTCCGATCCTAATAAAGATCTTATTGCTACATATCAAAAAGTTTCACTCACCACCAAACCTGGTAAGGAATCTATAAATATTACTGTAATTAAAAACGTTATTGGTTTTGGTATTGCTACAAGCTTAGAACAAGTAAACGAAATCATTACTTATATGGAAGCAGATAATCGCGATCTTCGCAAAATCTATTTCTATGATTATGATTTGGTAATTCAAGAACTTGTACCACCTAAAGCTTCTGATTTAATTGCGGCTAAACCAAACTTTAGTCAACCAATTAATGGTGCTTATGGTACAATCACCACCTTCACTTCAGGAACAGCAGATAGTGATGCTAAGATAAAAGATAAGAAAATCTGTGATCAACCAACTGGTACCATCCCTGGTTTTGAAGGGTAATTAATTTTGGTTTAAACTGATAATAGCAGTTTGAATATATAATATTTTATTAATCCACTTAGGAGGAAACAATCAATGAAATTCGCAGAATCCGCAGTAGCAAATGCAGTACAATCCAACTTATTACAAGAAAAAATCGCTTGGTCTGCAAGCTTTACAGAAATCTTTATTAAAGCAGCTGTAGAAGGTATTACTACTTACCTTGGTCAAGTTAAAAACGAAGGTCCTAAAACTGTAGTAGTTAAGAACGGTGACAACACAGTGGTGTTCTCCGCATCTATCGAAAAACATGAATCCGATGATGGCGAAGGATTCTCTGTAAACATGTTGGTTAACCCAACTGAAGATGAATTAGTTGGTGATAAAGTAACATTCGATGATGTAGTATTATCTGCTATCTTCGAAAAAGTTGCTTCCAAATATCGTTTCAATATTGCACCAATCAATGGTCAAGAATACACTTCTAAATTGATTGCTGTAATGATCAAATCCATCAAGGAATACTTCCGTACAAATATCGATGTAGATCCTGTATTGGAAATTCCTAACTTCGTAATCTTCGAAGGTTATGTAGAAGACGACAAAGTTAAAGTTAAAGTAGTACTTGATGCAGCTATCAAACAAATCGTAAAAGATGATGCTGTATTAGAAGAAGAAGCAAAATAATTGCTGGGGTAACAATGGACATCAAAAAAGCAGTATTACAAAATAAGACTTTAGACGTAGTTTCTATGTCTGAATTTGGTCGCTTAATTGATAATAATGCTCCATTCTTACGAGATGTCTGTGTAGAGATCGGAGACTATGTATATCCATACAAAGAGTCTCCGAAATCTAAACGTGATGTCTGTATTACTAATTTTGGTCCTCTTATTACTTGGCAAGAACCAACTACAGAAGAGGATAAAGAAGCATACTCTACTAATAACATCGTTGACTTATCTCCAAAGAATACAAAAAGTTTGGTAGATAATATTCGAGCAGCTGATAAGATTAAAAGTCTTGAAAGTACTCGTTTAGCTAAAATCAGTAATGTACTTACCTTACCTATTAATGAAGAAGATTCCGAAGAATTAGTTGCCATCAAGCAAGCTATTAATGCTAAAGGAATTGACTCTGATTCGTATAAGGCTAAGTTCCCATCTGAATCTGATTTTAACAACGATATGCGTGCTCTTAAATCCGCAGCTAATAATAACATTAGTTTCTTCAAAGCTAAGCGTGTATTAAATGCATTTGATATTGATATGGAACTCATTATCAAAGATAAACCAGATGCAGTTAATCCAATTGGTGAAGAAATTCATGTATCATTAACTGGCGAAAAAGATTAGTAATTACTGTAGTTATATTATGCAAAAATTTTACAATAGATTACTAATTGAAGGAGCAATACAATAATGATCACTCAAAGAGAATTCATTAAACGATTTACCGAGAAAACAACTATTCCATTCAACGGTGATTTATTTGTGCGTTCTGATGATGATATTGTAGAGCATTTGAAAAAGATAATCCTTTCGTGCCAAACATCGAACGGTATCTTTGCAGTCAAAGTTAAGGGCTTTGAACTTATCGAAGGATATACAAACGTCCAAGAAACTTTGAAAGAGTATTATTCTAAAAATAATAATCGGAATCGTAAGAAAGGTGCTGCTGATGAAAATCAGTATAACTATATCAATCTAAAAGATTCGATTATCAAGATTTTAGTCGTAGATTATCATCTAATGGCTAAGGGTCAGGAAGAGAACCTTCGGGTTCTCATCATGATCCCTGAAGTTGTTAAAAAGTTTTATTTTTATCTCAATGGGAATTATTACCTCCCTATGTATCAAATCGTAGATAGAAGTACTTACAATTCAACTTCAGCTAAGAATGAGAAGGATTATATCACACAGAAGACCAACTTCCAACCGATAAATATCTATCGGCATGTGTATGAACTTAATACTTCTGATGGTGAAACAGTTCCAGCAACTGAGTTCGACTGTAATATCTTTAAAAAGACATTCCCAGCATCATTATTCCTATTCGCTAGATATGGTTTAACTGGTGCATTACGTGAACTTGGTTTAGATAAGATATTTGTATTCACATCAGACGATAAGTTCAAAGATGATCCTGAAATACTCACATTTATTCCAAATACTAATACGAATATACACATCAACGTACCAAAAAGTATTTATAAAAACAATCAACTCGTTCAGCATATAGTCTATACACTCTGTATGCGAACTGATAAAAATCTCAGCCTAAATGGTCTATTCGATACTGAGTATTGGGTAGGTAAGTTAGGTGAGACATTTAGTGTAGCTAATAAGCTCATTAAAGGTCACAGTATTCTACGTTCCTTTGAGTCTATCTTAGACTTTAATATCCAAGAGCAACTTCGTTTACCTTGGACAGCTAAGAAAGATATGTTCTGCGTTCTTATGTGGATGCTTAAAGAATATTCTTCCTTAAGAGAACGTGATACATTGGATGTAACTAAGAAGAAATTGCGTTATGGTGAATATATCGCAGCTACTTATGCTAAGACTTTGAATTCTAAGATTTATCGTCTAAGTAATAACGGTAACCGTGTAGATATTGATTATATTCGCAAAAACTTAGATATCCAACCGGACTATTTAATAAAAGAGCTTACTCGCAGTCAATTGATTGCGTTTAGAAATGCTGTAACGAGTGTTGACTCTATTACAGCATTGAAATTTACTTACAAAGGCATCTCTGGTATTGGTGAGAACAAAGCCAATAGTGTATCAGATTCTTTCCGTCTTTTAGATATCTCTAATATGGGTATCCTAGATCCAGATGCATCTTCCGCATCAGATCCTGGTATCTCTGGTTCTGTAGTTCCTATGCTTAAACCAGCTGCCCATGGATATCTTTCAGATGAACCTGAACCGATGTTCTGGCAAGATGATTTCAATGCACTTTATGAAGAGTATAAAAAGATTAAAGGGCTACAAGAACTCATCGAATTCAAAGCTGACGTTTTGGGTGACGAAGAAGCTGCTAAGGATGTGGCTATGGCTCGCATTGCTACAGAGATGGCTACTAATGTTAACTCTACTTTAGCAAGAATCGTTGAGGAAAATGAATAATGGCTACTATGTATACTCGTTATTTCGTCTTTTCTTCTAAACAAGTGGAAGAGATGAACAAAATCGCTGATCAACGCGGAGCTTCCAGACCTAAGCTCGGCACTGTTGTTGTAAATGGTATTCCAAAAGAATTTACAGCAATTTTAACAAACATCGACCATATGAAATATGCCGATAGTAAGGTACTCATCTCTGGTGATATCAGAACTATCAAGCATAATATGGGAGACCTTAATTTACTATAATGGAAAATGACGGTCTACTTCATGTAATCAAAAGACTCCCTATGGGAATCTGCCCAGTATGTGGGAAACCACTAATGCTACTTAGGTCTGAATATACTGCGTATATTTTAGCAGAGTCTGGTTACATTAGAAGCAAAGTGGATGAAAAATCCGAAATGAAGATGATTTGTCCTAAATGTGGATATACTGAAAATGCTAGAGTTGGTGATGATGGAATCATCCCAGAACGTCTAGATGATTTAGTACCATCTACTGGAGAAATCAAGAATAACCCTATTGGGTCGAAATAAGAAGTTGTTATCCCATTACCCAATATTGGGTAATGGGATAACAACTTCTTATTTCGACCCAATAGGGTTATTCTTGATTTCTCCAGTAGATGGTACTAAATCATCTAGACGTTCTGGGATGATTCCATCATCACCAACTCTAGCATTTTCAGTATATCCACATTTAGGACAAATCATCTTCATTTCGGATTTTTCATCCACTTTGCTTCTAATGTAACCAGACTCTGCTAAAATATACGCAGTATATTCAGACCTAAGTAGCATTAGTGGTTTCCCACATACTGGGCAGATTCCCATAGGGAGTCTTTTGATTACATGAAGTAGACCGTCATTTTCCATTATAGTAAATTAAGGTCTCCCATATTATGCTTGATAGTTCTGATATCACCAGAGATGAGTACCTTACTATCGGCATATTTCATATGGTCGATGTTTGTTAAAATTGCTGTAAATTCTTTTGGAATACCATTTACAACAACAGTGCCGAGCTTAGGTCTGGAAGCTCCGCGTTGATCAGCGATTTTGTTCATCTCTTCCACTTGTTTAGAAGAAAAGACGAAATAACGAGTATACATAGTAGCCATTATTCATTTTCCTCAACGATTCTTGCTAAAGTAGAGTTAACATTAGTAGCCATCTCTGTAGCAATGCGAGCCATAGCCACATCCTTAGCAGCTTCTTCGTCACCCAAAACGTCAGCTTTGAATTCGATGAGTTCTTGTAGCCCTTTAATCTTTTTATACTCTTCATAAAGTGCATTGAAATCATCTTGCCAGAACATCGGTTCAGGTTCATCTGAAAGATATCCATGGGCAGCTGGTTTAAGCATAGGAACTACAGAACCAGAGATACCAGGATCTGATGCGGAAGATGCATCTGGATCTAGGATACCCATATTAGAGATATCTAAAAGACGGAAAGAATCTGATACACTATTGGCTTTGTTCTCACCAATACCAGAGATGCCTTTGTAAGTAAATTTCAATGCTGTAATAGAGTCAACACTCGTTACAGCATTTCTAAACGCAATCAATTGACTGCGAGTAAGCTCTTTTATTAAATAGTCCGGTTGGATATCTAAGTTTTTGCGAATATAATCAATATCTACACGGTTACCGTTATTACTTAGACGATAAATCTTAGAATTCAAAGTCTTAGCATAAGTAGCTGCGATATATTCACCATAACGCAATTTCTTCTTAGTTACATCCAATGTATCACGTTCTCTTAAGGAAGAATATTCTTTAAGCATCCACATAAGAACGCAGAACATATCTTTCTTAGCTGTCCAAGGTAAACGAAGTTGCTCTTGGATATTAAAGTCTAAGATAGACTCAAAGGAACGTAGAATACTGTGACCTTTAATGAGCTTATTAGCTACACTAAATGTCTCACCTAACTTACCTACCCAATACTCAGTATCGAATAGACCATTTAGGCTGAGATTTTTATCAGTTCGCATACAGAGTGTATAGACTATATGCTGAACGAGTTGATTGTTTTTATAAATACTTTTTGGTACGTTGATGTGTATATTCGTATTAGTATTTGGAATAAATGTGAGTATTTCAGGATCATCTTTGAACTTATCGTCTGATGTGAATACAAATATCTTATCTAAACCAAGTTCACGTAATGCACCAGTTAAACCATATCTAGCGAATAGGAATAATGATGCTGGGAATGTCTTTTTAAAGATATTACAGTCGAACTCAGTTGCTGGAACTGTTTCACCATCAGAAGTATTAAGTTCATACACATGCCGATAGATATTTATCGGTTGGAAGTTGGTCTTCTGTGTGATATAATCCTTCTCATTCTTAGCTGAAGTTGAATTGTAAGTACTTCTATCTACGATTTGATACATAGGGAGGTAATAATTCCCATTGAGATAAAAATAAAACTTTTTAACAACTTCAGGGATCATGATGAGAACCCGAAGGTTCTCTTCCTGACCCTTAGCCATTAGATGATAATCTACGACTAAAATCTTGATAATCGAATCTTTTAGATTGATATAGTTATACTGATTTTCATCAGCAGCACCTTTCTTACGATTCCGATTATTATTTTTAGAATAATACTCTTTCAAAGTTTCTTGGACGTTTGTATATCCTTCGATAAGTTCAAAGCCCTTAACTTTGACTGCAAAGATACCGTTCGATGTTTGGCACGAAAGGATTATCTTTTTCAAATGCTCTACAATATCATCATCAGAACGCACAAATAAATCACCGTTGAATGGAATAGTTGTTTTCTCGGTAAATCGTTTAATGAATTCTCTTTGAGTGATCATTATTGTATTGCTCCTTCAATTAGTAATCTATTGTAAAATTTTTGCATAATATAACTACAGTAATTACTAATCTTTTTCGCCAGTTAATGATACATGAATTTCTTCACCAATTGGATTAACTGCATCTGGTTTATCTTTGATAATGAGTTCCATATCAATATCAAATGCATTTAATACACGCTTAGCTTTGAAGAAACTAATGTTATTATTAGCTGCGGATTTAAGAGCACGCATATCGTTGTTAAAATCAGATTCAGATGGGAACTTAGCCTTATACGAATCAGAGTCAATTCCTTTAGCATTAATAGCTTGCTTGATGGCAACTAATTCTTCGGAATCTTCTTCATTAATAGGTAAGGTAAGTACATTACTGATTTTAGCTAAACGAGTACTTTCAAGACTTTTAATCTTATCAGCTGCTCGAATATTATCTACCAAACTTTTTGTATTCTTTGGAGATAAGTCAACGATGTTATTAGTAGAGTATGCTTCTTTATCCTCTTCTGTAGTTGGTTCTTGCCAAGTAATAAGAGGACCAAAATTAGTAATACAGACATCACGTTTAGATTTCGGAGACTCTTTGTATGGATATACATAGTCTCCGATCTCTACACAGACATCTCGTAAGAATGGAGCATTATTATCAATTAAGCGACCAAATTCAGACATAGAAACTACGTCTAAAGTCTTATTTTGTAATACTGCTTTTTTGATGTCCATTGTTACCCCAGCAATTATTTTGCTTCTTCTTCTAATACAGCATCATCTTTTACGATTTGTTTGATAGCTGCATCAAGTACTACTTTAACTTTAACTTTGTCGTCTTCTACATAACCTTCGAAGATTACGAAGTTAGGAATTTCCAATACAGGATCTACATCGATATTTGTACGGAAGTATTCCTTGATGGATTTGATCATTACAGCAATCAATTTAGAAGTGTATTCTTGACCATTGATTGGTGCAATATTGAAACGATATTTGGAAGCAACTTTTTCGAAGATAGCAGATAATACTACATCATCGAATGTTACTTTATCACCAACTAATTCATCTTCAGTTGGGTTAACCAACATGTTTACAGAGAATCCTTCGCCATCATCGGATTCATGTTTTTCGATAGATGCGGAGAACACCACTGTGTTGTCACCGTTCTTAACTACTACAGTTTTAGGACCTTCGTTTTTAACTTGACCAAGGTAAGTAGTAATACCTTCTACAGCTGCTTTAATAAAGATTTCTGTAAAGCTTGCAGACCAAGCGATTTTTTCTTGTAATAAGTTGGATTGTACTGCATTTGCTACTGCGGATTCTGCGAATTTCATTGATTGTTTCCTCCTAAGTGGATTAATAAAATATTATATATTCAAACTGCTATTATCAGTTTAAACCAAAATTAATTACCCTTCAAAACCAGGGATGGTACCAGTTGGTTGATCACAGATTTTCTTATCTTTTATCTTAGCATCACTATCTGCTGTTCCTGAAGTGAAGGTGGTGATTGTACCATAAGCACCATTAATTGGTTGACTAAAGTTTGGTTTAGCCGCAATTAAATCAGAAGCTTTAGGTGGTACAAGTTCTTGAATTACCAAATCATAATCATAGAAATAGATTTTGCGAAGATCGCGATTATCTGCTTCCATATAAGTAATGATTTCGTTTACTTGTTCTAAGCTTGTAGCAATACCAAAACCAATAACGTTTTTAATTACAGTAATATTTATAGATTCCTTACCAGGTTTGGTGGTGAGTGAAACTTTTTGATATGTAGCAATAAGATCTTTATTAGGATCGGAGCAGAACTCGGATAAGAGTGTAGCTTCCCAATCTGTATTTTTCTTCTTGTTGTACACAGTTACTGTTGTGAATGGATCTTCATAGTCATGACTTGTAGATGTTTGTACTACGAAATACAATGCTGTTGCAGAGTCATTAAACTTTCTTAATGCTTCTTTAAACTTTTCGCTATAACTAGCTTGATAGTCTTTCATAGGTTTGTCCTCCTTGAAATATAAAAATATTAAAATTGTGTATGGGTGATGGAAAATACACCACCCTTACCACATCTATAATATACTTTTATAAATTATTTTGACTTTGGAGATACATTATGTAGTCATAAGCATCTTTCTCAGAAAGTACTAAACAATTAGGACTTATCTTACTTAACTTAGAAGATACAAATCCCGGATAAGGAATAACTAAGATATCAGTCTTCTTAGTTACAGATTTGTTACCATCTGCATCGAATCCTAATTTATTAAATTCTTCTTCTAGTACAGCAGATCTAAATCCAGTAAACCGAACTGTCTTTCTATCTTGTACAGAAGCTCCTTCACCTCTGAAGGTTATTTGTAAATTAGGCATAGATTCTATCAATAACAAATCATCCATGAAAGCATGACGTTCTTTAGCAATAGTATCAGCAATTACTTTACCAATACCTTTAACCATACTAATCAAACGTCTAACACTATCGTCATCATTATGGATGATAGCATTTAAAGATACATTATTTAGAATAATTCTCCAACGTTCAGCACTAATAGAACTGAAGCCAAGAGCACCTACCACTTTATAATCTGGTAATGGTTCAGATTTAATCTTATTGATTTGGTCGAATAGTTTATTAGTTAAAGCATCACCGATAAGTTCTGCTGAATACATCTTATCTAATTCAATCAAATCTCTAAATGATTTTATATCTAGCTTGGAGATGTATGCTCTAGAGAAGTCTTTGAATCCTAACTTCTTAACCATGTTTGTAATACGAGTAGCATTACGTTCTGGACAAAGAGGATTTAGACAATAAGCACTATCACCAGACATAGATAAAGTAATAGGTTCACCACAAGCTGGACAGTGTGTAGGGAATGGAATAACTGGATTAGGATTATCTACATCTTTGAATGGTTTATCTATATAACAGATAACATCATTCACATATGTAATCCTAACAGGATCTCCAACCTTTAAAGCCAATTCTTTGAATCTCTTATAGCTATGAGCAGTCGTTTTATCATGCGTAGAACCAAGGAATTGGACAGGTTTGAAGTGAGCCATTGGTGTAATTAGACCATTTTGACCTACTGTGTATGTATACCCATTGAAGATGGTATCAGCACTCATAGCATTGAATTTAATAGCCATAGCCCAATTATCGGTAAAGTTATTTCTACCAAGAATCTTATGGATATTATAATCAGCGAATGAGATTACTACACCATCATACATGAATCCCATGATACCTCTTAGAGCAGAAGCATCTTGAACGAATCGATAAGTTTGGAATAAGAGTTCGTTATAATTCCCTCTCATATAAGTATACTTCATCTCTACACCAGAAGAATAATACTTATTCAAGAATTCTACTTCTTGAACCATATCATCGAATTGTAATCCACTGGTTCTGATTGGTACTAATGTAATCAAATCTCTGTATTTGTTTACATCAGAGCTACCAAGTAAACCAATAATAGCTACACGAGAATTCTTATATTCTTTCCCAAATTTATATTTGAGAATTTCAAGATTTCTATCTGTAACTATTGCTTCAAATTTAATACCAAAGACAGTTCCTTTTGGAATGATGCCTTTAGCACGATGGAATACTTTACCACCAAAGATTGGAGTATAATCAGAAGCTATACCATTAGCTGTATCACCACGACTATAAGCTGCAATGATAGTATCACCATCAACTGTAGCTTCTATAGATACACCATCATATTTAAGCTCAGCTATTAAACCAGCTTTACCATCCATTGTATATGGGAAAACTACATTATAGTATTTACTCAAGAAGTCTCTTTCAAATACCATAGTTGTGATATCATCAGGTTCTACTCCAGCTGCTACAGCTTCATTCATTGTAGTATACTTACATTTGTAAAGAGTACCAACAAGCTCAGGATAATTGTGCTCAGCACTATGTTTAATCTTAGAGAGCTCTGTATAATTGCCTACATTATTTGGATTATAGAAATCCTCTTTAATAGGCATTTCAAATCTCATAAGATCTTTATCATAAAGCATTTCCT